ATTAAAAACAGGGTATTCATTTTTTGCTCCGCTCCTCCACTCTTCCAACTTATTTATTTTCCCATTAACTTGCCCATCCCACTTACTAAACTGACCTTTCACAGTCGTCACTAGTTCGTTGACTGCCGTTATGGCTCCTGCTACTACTGTCGCTAAACTCATCTGTTTTCCTCCATATTTTTTATTTCTTGTTCTATGAGGTAATTTGCGATATTCGCATTCATACCCCAAGTTGCTATTACAGGTTCTAAAAATCTCTCTTCTGCCTCCACCTCAGGTAGATATACAGTACTTCGAAAAACCACCTCTCCCTCATTACCTTTTATAGGTATCTTAATAGGAAACTGACCGCCTATTTGCTCGTTTAGCCAGATGATTGGCGTCTTTGCTATCGTACCAACGATTAAATCATCACTGAATAGTCCGACGGCATAAAGATGCTTGTTATAGCTATTCTCGTTTGTGAGATTGACTATTGCCGTAAATACACCCTCATCATCAAAATATGTACTCTCCACAGTTCTATCATTAAATATATAGTCTTTGATATTTGCGTATGTTAGCGTTGCTGTCTGCTCCAAAAGACCTTTTAAAGTTGCATTATTAACATCATTATGTCCTATCAGCAATGCTCTATTAAATTTTCCTCTCATTTGAGAGTTTAGAAAATCCAATAGTTGCTGATTTGGTAGAGCCGTCAAACCTCTACTTGCCATCTGTAACCTCCTTTTATATTTGTGTCGCTTGTTGCGATATTTTCGTTTATTGCAGTTTTTGCAGTTGCTTTATAACTCCATCCACTATTAAGCGAAATATCATTATTGATGATGAGTTCATTTATATTCATAAATGGTCTTACTTTCAAAGCTTCGCTTCCACTGCTCACTTTTACCTCTGCTGTAATGGTGGGTATATCCACGATAAACGACTCAAATCGTGAACGGACATTTTTAGTTCTCTCTATAAGTTTTTCATATTTATTAAAATCATCCCTCTTCAATACTTGTGTCAAATCATCTGTTAAAAAAATCTGAATTTTAAAAGTATAAGGTTCAGATTCTGTTTTAAACCACTCCAAAACTTCAGCCGTAGCACCAAGAGATTGAAGTGCTTTTTTAACTGCATACGGTGTGCCAATCTTTTTATGTAACCCTATACTTGTATATATCAAATCTCTTTGTTGTGTTTCGGTCAAGCTATCTAGTTTAAAATCTACACCAAATTGGTAAGCCAAAAAAGGAAGTATTTTTTTATTACACTTATCAGGAAAGAAAAAAGTACTTATCGCATCAAGGCTTTTATTGAAACTATCAAGTCTTAAACTTACAACCTCATCAAGAGTATGTAGTGCTTCATCTTCAAATGTAGGTAAAAGTGATATTTTGCTCAATACAAACTCCTATCTCATTTTTTGCTATTAGTATGTTAGAAGTTGGATTTTGTATCACAACCTCTTTGACTCCAGAGACTTTTAAAAAATCATTTATTTCACTTAGAGTTATACTTGTTCCTATCTTTTTGAGAGAATCCAAACCGACCTTTAAATTATCAGTTGCTTTTGTCAAAATCCAAGTAACATCATCTTTATTGCTCTTTTGTATATTTAGCACAGCATTAATCATAAATTCTTTTTTAATANCCTCTTGAACTATAACTTTATCGGTNAAAGGTCTAACATCATCAGCATTCAACGCTTCTTCTATTCTTGTTTTCATCACATCATCAGCATTTTTGCTATAAAAATAGACATCAACAACCCCACCAACCACACTATCTATAAAAACATCTTCTATCCGTGCATCGGCACCAAATGCAAAAGATTTATAAGTGCCTATTGCTCCAGCCGTTGACTTGTCATCGATAGCAAGTAAGATTCTTTTTCTATAACTCTCATCATCTTCTATATTTTTACCATTACCAAAATTAGTTAATTGCGTCACCTCTATCAAAAAAGGTAATGGAGTTGTGATTATTTCAGTTACCACATCACTATAATCTATATACTCATCAAGTTCCATTTTTATATCTTTGCTCTCTTCTCCTATATTAAAAAAAAACTCCTCAATGAGCATAGATTCATTTTCACCATCTTCATCAGTTATCGAAATATCATAGATTCTTAAAATTATTTTTGTAGGCTCACTTAGCTTAAAATTAAAAAGAGCATAAGGTCTTGCACCATCAAGCCTAGTAACTCCATAAAACATCCCAATATTATCAAGGTCTGTATCTGTTGCAGTTGCAAGAAAAAAACCTTTAGCCAAATTATTAAACTTTGTTCTTATATAAAGTTCTCTATATGCAAATGCTTCTAATAACATTAGCCGTTCATCACTTTCTATTGGTTGCCAAATTATATCTTTAGCCAAAAGAGCCATTTTATAACTTTGTACCAAATCGTTAAGTATCTCTTCATAAGATAAATTTTCTAAAAGCTTAGGAGAAGTGTTTGTATAATTTTCAAGATAGGCATCAGTATCATTTGTTACACTAATATTTGCAATACTTTTATCAATATACTCTTTTGCTATATTAAAAGACTCTATAAAGGTATTTTCTATCTCTTCTATCATAAACTTTCCTAAAAAATAATTCTAAAGCACCATATAGACACTTTCTTATCTAGTCATGCAATCATAAAGGCTAAAATTTTTAACCCCTTTTTTTTGTCTCGTACAGCTTAAAAAATGATTAAGCCACCCCAAAAATGGAGTGGATAAAAATTAAACTACAAAAGTAGAATTTAACTTAGTAGTAACTCTCTCTTGAAGACCAGTTGCTTTATGCTTAACGCCATCAATATACTCTTTAGCTGTATTCGCAGTCGCTTCAACATTACTTACTCTTGTAGCAAGTGAGTCAACGCTATTTTTAGCATTATTGATAAGTGTAGTTAGGTTGTCACCCATTGCGATGCGATTAGTGATTTCACTATTAAGTGCTGTCTCAAATGCTACAACTTTAGGTTTAATCGCATCAATATCAGCTTTATTAGCTCCAAGTTTTAAAAATACATCTCTAATTGACGCTTCAAGATTGATTTGTCCATCTTCTGTTAAGTCAGCTTTGTCGATAGCACTTTTGAAAGCTTCCATAGTTGCTTTCCAAGTTGCTAAATCACCCTCTTTTACTGCAATTTGTGCCAAAATCTCTTGTTTAGATTCTGCTGTTTTTGCAGTTACAAACGCTGTTACGAACTCTTTTGTCTTATCCGCAGAAAGTCCGAAAATACTCTCCAATGATGTTACTAAATTAATCCCTAATTGCTCTTCAGGTGTTGGTTGTCCATCTGTTGCCAATGCCATAATTTCTCCTGTGTAAAATAAAATATGTGGTCTCCCACTCTAAAATAACTTTTAAAATTATCTTAGAGTGATAGATTACAAACTTACCTCAATTTTTTTTGAGTTCATGAGTGTTATTATTATCTTCATACTCCCTGTTACTGCGTGTATTGAAGATTCTACCTTTGATACTCTAACTCTAGGTTCATATTTAGATATAGCTTCGTATGTGTATTTTGCTATCATCGCTTTAGTTTCAGTATTAAAATCTCTATCTCTTAATTTGTAAAGCTCACTTCCAAAATCAGGTCGCATAACTCTACTACCCTTTTTTGTTAATAAAATTCTTTTTATGCTCTCTTCTATACTAACCAAATACATCTAAGCCCCATTGTTTCCATCGCTATCTTTTATAACCCCACTTGCTGTTAGGTTTCCGTTTACTTTAGTGTCACCCTCTATTTCAAGATTGCCAATTAGTTTTATACTTGTAGCCTTTATCTTTATCTCACCTTTACAATCTATATCTAAAAGTTTTGAAGCACTATCGTATATTATTTTAGTGCCATCATTAAACTCAACTCCTGCTGTTGTTGTGTTTGCCCAAGTAGGCTCTTTACAGCCCTTATTGAAAATACTTCTTATAATAATGCCACCATCTATATCACCATAAGGGCTTATAACTCCAACTTGTTCTCCCACTTGAAGAGGTACAAATATCTTTATAAGCTTATTGGAGATACTAAGAGCAGGTAAGAAATCCGTTTCCAAATCTCCTATTTTTACTTTAGCCAACATCTTTGTACTATCAGCTTGTGTTACAGTTCCGATAGCAATTAAATTATCAATCAAAGAATATACATCATCGTCCATCATTGCTCCCATTTTGGAGTGCAATAATTAACTATAAAATCCAATCTTGCACCACCATAAACATACTCTTTATAGTCAAATACGAATTGATTACCTAAATAATCAATCTTAGTATTTAACTCATCTTCGATATCTTTAAAAACTCTTAATACATTGCTTGAAATGTCTCTTAGCTCTATTTGTGAACCCTCTAAACTTTTTACTATTATTTCTATTTCAATTTTTAAAGCATGATTCGAGCGTAAACCCTCACTCGTAACATTGTCTTCAGTATCTCTAAGAACCAACGCTGGAAGTTGTTTAGGCTCTAAAGGCTTTAGTAGCCATTCGTAAACTCCCAATACATTTTCAAGCGTTTTTAGATGATTTAAAATTAATAATATAATATCTTTTCTATTCATGTAAGCCCACAAATACTCTAGTTGTTAAATCAGTCATTTTTTTAATCTCTATCGCTTGATAAATTTTACCATCTATTGAAAATGTAGATAAATTAGTTATATTCAAAGCATTTGAGGTAGCAATAACAATAGAAGGTGTTGACGCTTCAACTCCAACAAATCCATTATCGCTTAAAATAGCCTCACTTGACTCATCAAATATAACATCTAAAAACTCGATAGTTGACTCTTCATCTTCTTTATAAAGATGTTCGATTTGTATTGCAAACTCATCAAAAGAGTTATTTAGGTCTTTAGTTATCATATCTGTAAGCATTTTTTTACTCTATATTTTTAGAAATACTAAAAGATTTATCATGTCTCAATGCTACATCCATAGATTGGAATGCTTTTATGACAGTTGTTGCATTATCCGATTTACTATAAGGGTCTATTAATATATCAAGTCCACCCCATAGCCCTGTGATGATTTGGCTAAAGTCTCCAAATATCATTGATTTAATTGGAACTTGATTTGTTCTATGATGAGCATAACCATTAACAGTTTTCTCATTTAGCAAAAATGTACTAGCATATTCGGTTGTTTGTATAGATTTAAGCTTCCCAGTAACCCCTGCTCCTGATACATAACACATTGACTCAACATCTGCATTACTTTGGGCAATGGCTGTCTCAAATTCAATCACTTTTTTCCAGCTAAGCCCACCAGAACAATCAATGCTATTTACACCGCTCATGTTCATTATCCCAAGAGGTTCGCCATCTGCACCACTTCCTGCAATAATAGCCTTATCAGCCCCAAGAGCGATTGCAAGAG